AGTACCTTAATCGTGTAAGGTTTGCTGATAGGTTGATTAATGTTAAGGATAAGGAATTACATAGGTTAAGGCTAAGCATAACACAGATGAGCCCACAAACAAACGGTGACCGTGTTAAGTCCTCAAATACAACTGACTTTACACAAACAGTTGACAAGATAGTGGATTTGCAAAATGAAATCAATAGTGAAATTGATGACCTTATTTGTATGAAAAATGATGTTAGAAGTAAAATCAATGGTCTTGATGATGCAATTTACATATTGGTTCTAACAGAATATTACCTTAATTGTGAAACCTTTGAGAAAACTGCCGAAACTATTGGTTGTTCTGATAGATGGATTAGAGCATTACATGGAAGAGCATTACAAGCCTTTAGAAAAAAATACAATATGGATTAAGTAGTTCCTATCAGTTCCTATTAATTCCTATTCTTAAGTGCTATAATGATATTATGGAAAACCGAAAGAGATAGATAAGATTGCAAGAATGATTTTCACTTCTACTATTCCTCTTGTAAAAAATTCAGCATTGCCCACCTAATCACAGGTGGGTTTTGTTGTATATGAAATTTTGAAAGGTGGTGTTATCATGAATGATAAGCTAACCGCAAGACAAAAGAAATTTGCTGAATATTATGCACAGAGTGGTAATGCCACAGAAAGTGCAATAAAAGCAGGATATTCAAAAAAATATGTAAACACTAATGCATCAAAACTACTACAAAATACTACAATATTACAGTACATCAAAGAAATTTCCGACAAGCTGAAAGATGAAAGAATAATGTGTGCAAAAGACAGACAGGTAACATTATCTGATATTGCAAGAAACGATGAAGAAGAAACATCTGACAGAATCAAGGCTATTGATACCCTTAACAAAATGACAGGTGAATATACCCTAAAAGTTAATGCAAATGTTGGTGCAGAAGTTTCTAAACTTGATGACCTGATTAGGCAAATGAGTGTTGATGATGAGTAATTTATTACTTTCTCAAAAGTATAAAGATTTCATCAAATGTAAAGCACCTGTTGAGTTCCTTGAAGGTACTACTGCTGCAGGAAAAACAACGGTAGGTATCTTTAAATTTTTTCTAAAGGTTGCACAGAGTAATAAGAAATATCATATCATTGCCTCAAAAGACACAGGTACTGCTGAAAAGAATATTATTAATAAGGACCTTGGTGTTGTTGATGACTTTGGTGTTCTTACAGAGTACAACGGTAATGGCACAAAGGATGAAAAGATACCACACATCCTGTTTCATACAAACAAGGGAAATAAGATTGTGTATGTTATGGGTTATGGTGATAAGAAAAAGTGGCAGAAGGCTCTGGGTGGTCAGTATGGTTGCTTGTATATTGATGAAATCAATACAGCAGATATAGACTTTGTGAGAGAAGCAAGTATGCGTTGTGACTACTTTATGGCTACTCTTAATCCTGATGACCCTAATTTACCTGTGTATAAGGAGTACATTAACTGTTCCAGACCACTTGAAAAGTACAAGTCAGATACACCGAAAGAAATATTAAATATGCTAACAGAAGAGCCAAAGCCTAATTGGGTCCATTGGTTCTTTTCTTTTGAACATAACCTAGGACTGTCAAAAACTAAAATAGAACAAATTAAATTGAATGTTCCAAAAGGTACAAAGCTTTATAAGAATAAGATTTTAGGACTTAGAGGCAGGGCTACAGGTCTTGTGTTCAGTAACTTTGATAGAAATGTTCATATTAAATCAAAAGAATGGGCAAAGCAGTTCCTTGCTGATGATAGAAAAAAGGAACATTTTATTATCTTTACTTCAGGGCTTGATACTGCATATTCCCAAAAGTCACCTGACACAATAGCAATGACCTTCTTTGGAATAACTAGTAGAGGTAATTGTATTCAGCTAGACGAAAAGGAATATAATAATGCAAAACTAAAAACACCACTGGCACCCTCTGATGTGGCTATAAACTACATTGAATTTTTAAAGAGAAATCAAGCTGAGTGGGGACTTGCAAGAAATGTATTTATTGATAATGCAGATCAAGCGACTATAACAGAATTGAACAAATATAAACGCAAGAACGGTTGTGTATTTACATTTAATAACGCATACAAGAAAACAACAATAATAGATAGAATTAATATGCTCTTAGGCTGGTTTGCTAAAGAGCATTATTTTATATTGGAACATTGTACAAGCACTATACAGGAATACGAACTGTATTCTTGGCTAGAGGATAAAGACAATACTCCTGAAGATGGTAATGATCACTTTATAAACTCATCACAGTATGGATGGCTACCATATAAGGACAAGATAGGATGTGAGTAGAGAATGGGGCTGATTAATAGAATGGCTGATACAGTAAGAAAAGGATTAAGGAGTTTTCTTAGGATTACTTCTGCATCAGATACTACCATTACAATTAGTGAGGGTGTAAACCACCTAACTGATTGTGCTAAAAACAGAATATGGTATTGGGGCAAGAGTAAGCAACTTCAAGAACTGTATGAAAGTCTTGATGTTCAGAAAACAATGTTTTGGAAAGCTAGACCTACAGCAGGTCAGGAGATACAGAAAATCCATGTTGCTATCCCTGCCTTAATGGTTGATGTTATTACAAATATTCTAAAAACCGATTTTAACGGTATTGAGATACACAATAATAATTCAACCGAATATGAAGAATTATGGAATGCAATACAGAAAGAAAATAATTTTGCTGATGTGCTTGAAAGTGCAATTAAGGACCTTGCAATAGTAGGTGACGGTGCATTTAAGATTTCATTTGATAATGAAATTTCAGAATTACCTATCATTGAATGGTACGGTGCTGAAAAGGTAAAATACACTTATGCTCGTGGCAGAATCAGAGAAATTAAGTTCTATACAGAATACACAGAAAAGACAAGGTGCTATCAGTTTGAAGAGACCTATGGATATGGATATATCAAGTATGCTTTATATGACAGCAACGGAAGAGAGGTTGACCCTCATACTGTCAGTGCCTTGTCTTGGATAGATAGTGAGGGCATCACATTTGATAAATCATATATGTGGGCAGTACCTTTAATTTATAGCAATGGCTTTTATGAGGGTAGAGGCAAGGGTATTATCAGTAACAAGGAAGATGCCTTTGACAGTATAGATGAAATATGGTCGCAGTGGATGGATGCCTCTCGTTCAGCCAGACCAAAAACATATATGCCTGATTGTTACATACCAAGAAATCCTGAAACAGGTGAGCCTATTGCACCAAACCCATTTGATAACAGGTACATTGCTATAGGTAACGATATGGCAGAGGGTGTAGGCAATAAGATTGTAACAGAGTCACCTTCTATTCAACACGAAAGTTACCTATCAGCCTATGTAACTGCTTTAGATTTGTGCCTACAGGGTGTTATCAGTCCAAGTACTCTTGGTATTGATAATAAGAAATTGGACAATGCAGAGGCACAGAGAGAAAAAGAAAAGACTACTTTATATACAAGACAGAACTTTGTTAAACTTCTTGAAAAATCATTACCTAATCTTGTTAAGTCCGTACTTAATGCTTATTATGAACTAACAACTAAAGCCTTAGTACCGGCTGACCTTGATGTGGCAATTAACTTTAGAGAGTATGCAAACCCTTCTTTCGAAAGTCAAGTAGAAACTGTAGGAAAAGCAAGACAAAGTGGAATAATGAGTGTTGAAACTTCTGTTGAAAAGCTCTATGGAGATAGTAAGTGTTCTGATTGGAAAGCTGAGGAAGTCAAAAGAATTAAGGAAGAACAAGGCATAACTACCCTTGATGAAACTTCTGGAATTGATGACCTAAATACGGTACTAAACAATGGCTGATTATGATATTTCCAAAGCCTTTGAAACCATAGAAAATGAACTCATTGACAGTATGATGAGAAATTTTAAAAATCATAGAGCAGAGGAAGAAAAGGAAGGTTATAACTGGTCACAATGGCAGTCTGAACAACTTAAAAGCCTTGAACAGTACCGTAGAACCAACCAAAAGAAATACGGTAAGCAGTTTTCCACATTAAATAAGAAAATTGAGGAAATGCTGAAAACTGCAATGGCTGACGGCAATGCAAAGCAAGAGGCTGAAATATTAAAAGCTACTAAAAAAGGCTTTAAAGTCGGTAAGGTAAGTCCTTCAGCTACCGGTGAATTTTTCAAAGTCAATGACAGAAAGTTAGATGCACTTATTAATGCAACTAAGAGCGATATGAAAAAGGCAGAAACTGCAATACTCAGAATGTCGAATGATAAGTATAGAAAAGCTATTTTCAATGCACAGGTGTATGCAAACAGTGGTGCAGGTACATATGAAAAAGCAGTTGATATGGCAGTTAAGGATATGTTGCAAGCTGGTCTTAATTGTGTGGAATATCGTAACGGTGCTAGGCATACACTTTCTGACTATGCAGATATGGCAATTCGCACTGCTAATAAAAGGGCATATCTCTACGGTGAGGGTCAGAAAAGGCAAGAATGGGGTATCTCACTTGTAGTGGTAAATTCCCGTCAGGGTGGTTGCCCTGATTGTGCACAATATATTGGCAGGGTATTTATTGATGATGTGTATTCCGGTGGCAGTAAAGCTGACGGTAATTATCCTTTGCTTAGTGAAGCTATCGCAGGTGGTTTGTTTCATCCAAGGTGTAAGGACAGTACAAGTACCTATTACGAGGGTATTACCTCTCTTGAACCTGTAAGCAGTGAAGAAATTACCCAAATGGAAGAAAGAGAAACCCTAGAAACAAAGCAACAAAACGCAGAAAGACAAGAAAAAAGATATAACAGACTTGCCCAACATAGCCTTGATAAGGATAATAAGCAGAAGTACCAGCATAGAGCTGAGGTGTGGGGAGAAAAGGCAAATGAACTTAACAAAACATTAGAAGAAACTGTTGAAAAACCTAGTGAAAGTGGTATAATAGAAGAAAGAAAAATTATAGACGCAAAATCGGTTGCTGGTGTTTGGGAACCCCGCACTGATTTTGATAATTTAATAGATGATATTATTGATTATCAAGGATTTAATGGTAAGCCTACTGTTATTTATGAACAGTCGGAGTTTGATAAAGCTGTTCAAAAAGATCACTTTATCGCTGAGCGAACTATCAGGGCTACAAATGAAAACGATTTGCTAAAATTTACAAATCAGTTAAAGGCATTGGATGGTGAAGACTATTTCTATGTAAATTGTGGTGTTGGAGGTGCACAGTATGGTCAGGGAATGTATTGTGCGGCAGACTACACAAAAGGCAATGAACCTTTTGAACACTTTTTGCATGAAATAAAAGAGTATGGTGATGGAGACAAATTGAACAGTGGCTGTTGTTCAACAACATGGCTGACTTTAGATCCAACAGCAAAAATTTTAGAGTTGCCAACTGGAGCAAAAGCTGGGGAATTTATCCCAGAATTGTATAAGAAAGAATATATGCTAAATAATGCTGGGGATAACATTCAAGATGTATTAGACTATATAAATGCCTGTAAGGCTATTGATAATCTAACATTCTCTGAAGATGCAAGTCTTATTGATAGGCTATATGAGGAAAGAAATAAGGCATTTGATAAAGTAAAAGAGTTGAGTAAGGAAGCAATGGATAATACTATGTATTTACCAAAAGGTCGTAAGTTTCCAATTACTAAAGATCCAGGTGTCTTAGCTGCAGAAATGGGGTATGACGCCATAAATGCCATAGGGCATGGTGCAACAAATTCGTATACTGTTGTTTTAAATAGAACTAAACTTATTATTTATGGTGGTGATAATTATGTCTACTAAGCAACATAAATCTTATGATAAAATCATTGATGGGTATTTATGTACCTTTGATCCTGCTAGCCACTTATGTACTAGTGTTATGTTAGCAACAGGTATGGATATTGAAAATTGGAAAAAGTTTAGCAAAAAGATTGTAGGAACTATTGACCCTAAGTTTAACAAAAAAGTTAAATAATTAAGATTATAAAATTTAATAAAGATTTAGCACTAACTCTTGTTAGTGCTTTTTTAATACCTAAAAGGTGGTGATGATATGAAAGTAAAGGTTATTAATTCCTTTAATGATTTAGAGAATAACCTACTAACAAGAAATGTAGGTGATGTTTATGATTGTTCTGATGAAAGAGCAACAGAACTAAACAAACTTGGCTTTGTTGAATTTGCAGAACCTAAGCCAAAAGAAGAAACAAAGAAGTAATTTAGCACTAACTTAACCGTTAGTGCTTTTTTATTGTCTGATTTATTGTCCGAAGACATTAAACTACGAGAGACACTTGTACAACTGTAAATGAGAGACACTCTATAACTGTATTTTGGGAGACACCCATAAAACTGAAAGGATGATTAAAATGGCAGAACCAAATAATCAAAACAACAACCAAAACAATAATCAAAACACCAACCCACCAAGTGGCAATGAACCAAGCAGTAATGCACCAACTATTGATTATGATAAGTTGGCAAGTATTATCAGTGGCAAACAAAGTGCAACAGAGGACACAGTTCTAAAGTCTTACTTTAGGCAACAGGGTCTTTCTGCTGATGAAATGCAACAGGCTATTGCTACATTTAAGGAACAGAAAAAGCAGAACACACCTGACTTTAACCAAATGCAAAGAGACCTTGATTCAGCCAATAATGCAAGACTTATTGCAGAGGTGAACCAAGTAGCAACTCTTGAAGTTATTAAGCAAGGTGTGGATGTTTCAAGCGTTCCATATGTGCTAAAGTTAGCTGATTTTTCCGGTGCAACTACTGACGGCAAGATTGATAATGACAAACTTTCAGAGGCTGTCAAGAAGGTGCTTGACGAAGTACCGGCACTAAAGAAACAGTCTAATGACGGTGCAGGTGTACAGAAAATCGGTGGTGATGGTGGTAACAACAACAACCCTGATGAAGATACTTTGAGAGGCATCTTTGGTATCAAAACAAAAAAATAAAAGAAATGAGGTAATTAAATTATGGCAGTGTTAGAATACGCAACAATTTTCAGTAATGTTTTAAGAGAATTATATGGTCAAGAACTAACTTGTGATGACCTATATCATTCAAATTCAGACATTCAGATTGTCAATGGTAAAGACATTAAAATTCCAAAGCTATCTGTAAGTGGTTACAAGGACCATACAAGAGGTGGTAGCTTTAACTCAGGTACATATTCAAATGGCTATGAAACAAAGACACTGGATCATGACAGAGATATTGAGTTCACTGTTGACCCACTTGATGTTGATGAAACAAATCTTGTAGTTACTGTCAGTAACATTCAGAATAGATTTGAAAAGACACAGGCTATTCCTGAACTTGACAGTTACACTTATAGCAAGATTTACACAGAGGCTAAAAGAGTAAATGCAAAGATTAAGACAACTGCACTGACAAGTGCAAATGTACTTTCTGACTTTGACGATAACCTAGAGGCCTTTGCAGAGGCAGGTGTGCCACTTGATAGAGTTATTCTATATGCAACACCAAGTTATAAGAAGTTACTAAAAAATGCAGAGGGTATTCAGCGTACACTTGAAGTTAGTTCATCTTCAGGTATCGACCGTAGAGTTCGTTCTCTTGATGATATTAACAAGATTGTAGAAGTGCCTAGTGCAAGAATGAAGTCACTATTTGACTTTACAAACGGTTGTAAGGCAGATAGTACTGCAAAACAGATTGACTATATCCTTATTGACCCAGAGGCACAGGTTTCAAGAGTTAAGTATGCATATATCAAAATGTTTACTCCCGGTACAGACAGTAGAACTGCTGACAATTATATGTATCAGAACAGAAAAGTAAACGGTACATTTGGTATTGATGAACTTCTAAAAAGTGGTGTTATCATTCACGCAGAGGCTTAATGTGAGGTGATTAGAAGATGAAAGCTATTAAAGGTAATAAGTCCTATACAGTAAACACAGAAGCAGAGGCAAATACTTATCTTGCACAGGGCTATGATGTGTATGAGGATAACGGTACACTAAAAGAATATGGTGTCGGTAAAACAGTACCACTTGAAAAGTTTAGTGCAGTAGAAAAGGAAAATGCCAAGCTAAAAGCTGAACTTAAAAAGCTAAAGTCAAGTTCTAAAAAGGAATAGGCTATGTATGTAGATTACATTAGAAGTATTACTAATGATAACACAGAGATAACTACTGCTAACCACATTGACATTCTAACATTTAACCGTATCAATTTTGACAAATTGACTTGCTTTCAGAAACAGGTTATCAATGAAGTCCACAGCAGACTTACTGCTTTTTATAGAGAAAATGAAGAATTGATTACTACCTATCTGCAAAGCTACTCAATTAACGGCGTTTCTATGTCATTCGGCAATAGTTGGAATTTAATGTGTGTTAGCGGTGTGGCTATTCCGCAAGAATTATTTTCCTTGCTAAAAACAACAGGATTATGTTATCCCGCAATTTAAGAGGTGATTAAATGAAATTTCCAAAATTAATATTAAAGAAATTTTGCAAAACACCTTGTGAGGTTGTGGTGTATGATGAGGGATTAACAGAAGATGGTGCACCTAAAGTTATTTATGAATGTAGGTTTATTTATCCATCAGACAGTATATATCCCTCTGATACATTGTTTTTAGCACCTCTGTACTGTAATTATCAGGATAGAGTTAAAACTGTATATACAAGTGATAAAAAGAAAGTAGAGTGTACAGGTGTTTTGCTGATACCCTTTGACTTTTGCCCTAACAGTTCAATTAGCAGTGGATATGTTACAGTAAACGGTGTGAAAAGAGAAATAGTTAAGTGTACAAAAGGAAGAAACCCTGACGGTACAGTAAACTATGTTGAATTGGATGTGATGTAGTGATTAATGTTAATTCTAAGGTTAAACTTAATATGAATGTTATAAGGCAATTTGATAAAGCTACTGTAACGGCTTTAGAACAAACTACTGATGCACTTTTGACAGAAGTAAAAAATGCACAGGTAATGCCCTTTGATACAGGGAACCTTCAAAATGAGTCAACATTTGTTGACTATTCACATTCAGCACAGGGGAAAACTACAATAAGTTCAAGCACTCCATATGCAAGAAGACTTTATTATCATCCGGAATTTAACTTTCAGAAAACCAACAATAAAAATGCCGGTGGTAAGTGGTTTGATCCTTGGCTAAAGGGTGGTTCAAGGGAAAACTTCTGTAATGAAGCTTTTGAAAAGATTTATAGGGGGCTTACAGGTTTATGATGACTTTAGCAAATGTAAGAGATTTCTTGAAAACAATTATAAATGCAGAACATTTTTACATAGGCAGACTTGACAATAAGCAAAATAAATCTGTTGGTGTATACACCTTAAAAACCAGTGGTGAGCCTCTTCGTGGTGTTGGCACAGAACTATCTTATGATGTTATTGCAGTATCATTGCTTATTCATTGGAATAATAATGCAAATGAAACAGAGGTTTGTGCAAGAACTCTGTATAATAAACTTCGCACAATTAAGAATGTTACAATAAATAATTCTAAAGTGTATCTGATTCAGCTACTGACACCTGAACCAATAGATGTGGGTACTGATAATGAGGTGTACGAAAGAGTTATTGAGATGAAAATATTTTTTGAAAGAAAGGAAGATTAATTATGTCAAAAGTAACAGGTGTTTATCCTTGTTATGAAAATCAGTTTCAAGTAAAGACAACCGGTTCATCAAGTACATATGTCGATATTGCCGATATGACAAGTTTTAGTGTTGCATTTGATAATGGTGTTCAGGAATGGAACTCCTTTGACCAGCAAGGCTGGACAAGTAGATTAGCTACTACTAAGGGTATTACAATTACTGCAAGTGGTAAGCGTACTGTTGGTGATCCGGGCAACGATTATATTGCAGGTTTGGCTATGAAAAATGGCAGAGATTTATACACAGATTTCAAATGGACATTTCCGGATGGCAC